GTTGGCAGCCAAGCTTATGCTTGCATTGCTTCCTCCTCAAACTACTTTCTTTAAGCTACAGATTCGTGATGACAAGCTAGGTACTGAGTTGCCTGCTGAGATCCGTTCTGAACTTGACCTGAGTTTTGCTAAGATTGAGCGTATGGTGATGGACTCTATCGCTGCATCCAGTGATCGTGTCGTTGTTCACCAAGCTATCAAACACCTAGTTGTTGGTGGCAACGCTCTTATCTACATGGGTAAGGAAGGGTTGAAGCATTACCCATTGAACCGCTACGTAGTGGAACGAGATGGTAACGGTAACGTAATTGAGATCGTCACCAAAGAACTGATCAACAAAAAGCTTCTTCCTAAAGAGCTGGTTGAAAAAGACAATCAAGTTAATGATCGCAACTACGCTCATGAAGATGACGTAGAAGTGTACACGCATGTACGCCTTGATAACAACCGCTGGTTGTGGCATCAAGAAGCGTATGGTAAAAGGGTGCCTGGTACTGAAGGTAAGGCACCAAAAGACGCTAACCCCTGGTTGGTTCTACGGTTCAACTCTGTTGACGGTGAGAACTACGGACGGGGTAGAGTTGAAGAGTTTCTGGGAGACCTTAAGTCTTTGGACGCACTCTCTCAGGCACTCGTGGAAGGCTCTGCAGCAGCCGCTAAGGTCGTGTTCGTGGTATCACCCTCAAGCACTACCAAACCGGCCACCATCGCCCAGGCAGGCAACGGTGCGATCGTTCAAGGAAGACCGGAAGACATCGGTGTTATCCAAGTGGGTAAGACTGCAGACTTTAGTACTGCTGCTAACCTTGCTGCAACCCTTGAGCGTAGAATCTCTGAAGCATTCCTCATTTTGTCTGTAAGGCAATCAGACCGCACTACAGCCGAAGAGGTACGCCTTACTCAACTTGAACTGGAACAGTCACTCGGTGGACTATTCTCCCTGCTGACTGTAGAGTTCCTTATTCCTTACCTCAACCGTAAGCTGCTGGTACTGCAACGTTCTGGTGAACTTCCTAGGATTCCTAAGGATCTTGTGAACCCAACCATTGTTGCTGGTATCAATGCATTGGGTCGTGGACAGGATCGTGAATCTCTCACTTCCTTTGTCATGACCATTGCTCAAACGCTTGGACCTGAGGCAATGCTCCAGTACATCAACGCAGACGAAGCAATCAAACGCTTGGCAGCTGCACAGGGTATTGATGTACTCAACCTTGTCAAGTCGATGGATCAACGTCAACAGGAGAAGCAAGGTGCTCTGGCACAGCAGCAACAGATGCTGCAGATGCAACAGATGCCTGACATGCTTAAGACTCCTATTGCTGACCCATCCAAGAACCCTAATGCGGAAGACGCTATCGCCCAATACCTGGGTGGTGGTCAACAATCCGCTCCACCAATGCAATAACTTTTATGGCAGAAATTTTGAGTTACGATGCTACTCCTGATGCAGAAGTAATGTCGTCAATTGAATCCGACGAAGCAGAATCCCTAGCCATTGGCGAAGCGCTTATGGCTCAACATGAGGGGATGCTGGCTGGTAAATACAAAGATGCCCAGGAACTTGAAAAAGCTTATATGGAGCTTGAAAAGAAACTGGGTAAAGGTAGTCGTGATGAATCTGAAGAAGAGGATTACGACGAAGAACCAGTCGAAGAAGATAGTCGGGAATCTAACGACCTGTCTGATTTATTCTCACTTGCCGGTGACGAGTATTCAGAAAATGGAGAACTAAGTCAAGAGACCCTTGACGCCTTTGCTCAAATGTCATCACAAGATCTTGTGAAGGCTTACTTTGAGATGCAACAAAATGCTCCGTCCACCTCTGGTCGTGAGTTGTCAAATCAAGAAGTGAATCAACTTCAAAACTTGGTAGGGGGTGAAGCTGCTTACCAACAACTAACTAGTTGGGCTGCTGAGAATTTCAGCGAAGGTGAGATCGAAGCTTTCGATTCCCTTGTTGAATCCGGCAATACTAACGCTATTCAGCTTGCACTGCAAGCATTGTACTATCGCTACACAGACGCTATGGGAGTTGAAGGAGAGATGCTGAGTGGTAAACCTGCTCGCTCACAAGATGTATTCCGTAGCCAAGCTGAGCTTGTACGTGCTATGGCTGATCCTCGTTATGATAACGATCCAGCTTATCGTCAAGATGTGATCGAAAAACTGGAACGTTCTGACGTAGAATTTTAATGAACGACACAAACCTCTGGGCTAAAGAACCACCCCTTATTATGTCTGATCATCCTTACGGTGTCCCACACAACGAACGAGCTGAGCAGCTCAACGGTCGCCTTGCTATGCTTGG